GAAAAGAACTTGACTGAAGCCGCTAGAGATTTCGGGGTCGATCCTAAAGCCGAGCTCTGGAAGCTCCCAAGTATGCATGTCGGGCCATACGCTGAAGTAGATGCCGAACTCACATTGGAGCTTTGGAACTTCTTCAAGCCTCTCATCACTAAAGAGGACCTTTGGAGCGTGGTTGATCTCGAACTTGATGTTCTCCCAGTACTTATAGATATGACTTGGAAGGGTGTTCGCATTGATATGAATCGTGTCGAACGCACTAGAGATTTTCTTCTCAAGGAAGAAAAAGCTATGCTCGCTAAAATCAAGCATATAACCGGCATGAATGTAGAAGTGTGGGCGGCACAATCACTAGCCAAAGCTTTTGATACAGTTGGTATAAATTATCCCAAAACTGAAAAAGGTGCTCCATCTTTTACTAAATCCTTTCTGTCCGAGCATGATCACGAACTACCTAAGATGATACTAAGAACTCGCGATCTTAACAAGACCCACGGCACCTTTATAAATACAATTATGAAGCATACAGCTGTGGATGGACGTATACATTCACATATAAATCAGATCAGATCCGATGATGGCGGTACTGTTTCAGGTAGAATTAGTATGAATAATCCTAATTTACAGCAAATTCCAGCTAGAGATCCTGAATTAGGACCCATGATTCGTTCTTTATTCCTACCGGAAGAGGGCGAAGAGTGGGCTAGTATAGACTTCTCGCAACAGGAACCACGGATCTTGGTCCATTATGCCCACGCTTACGGTAAATCTCAAGGACATGACATGAAGGGTGTACAAGAATTTGTCGATGGATATCAAAATGATCCTGATATGGACTTTCATACCATGGTGGCTGACATGGCTAAAATACCTCGTAAGCAAGCTAAAACTATAAATTTGGGTATGATGTATGGCATGGGGGTCAATAAGCTATCAGACCAGCTCGATATCCCCGTAGATGAGGCTAAAAAACTGGTTAGTCAGTATCACGAACGGGTGCCTTTCGTTAAAATGCTCATGCATGGTGTAATGAATAAGCTTAATGCACGTCAAAGCTCCGGGTCAATTCGATCTATTTTAGGTAGAAAATGCCGATTTGATCTTTGGGAACCAGACACGTTCGCTATGAATAAGGCCTTGCCTTATAAAGAAGCACTCAATGAACACGGCCCAACGACCAGATTAAAGCGAGCGTACACATACAAAGCCTTGAACCGATTAATTCAGGCTTCAGCTGCGGATATGACTAAAAAAGCAATGGTAGATATCCACAAGATGGGAATAATTCCTCTTATTCAGATTCATGATGAGATAGCTGTCTCTGTTTCTTCCAGAGAACAGGTCAATGCAATCGTTCATGCCATGGAAAACGCCGTGAAATTGGGTGTACCTAGCAAAGTTGACGTCGAAATAGGTCCATCTTGGGGCGAATCAAAATAAATATTGACGTGATTGTATATTCTCGCATATAATCCCGTAAAACAAAAGGATTTATGCGATATGGATACCGAAAAATGGAAAAGCATCTTAGTTCCTAAAGACGTTTACTTAGAAATTAAGAAAATTGCAGCCAAAGAAGGTCGAACTTTGGGTGGACAACTACGGTTCATCTACTCTCAATATGTTTCTGAGGAACAAAAAAGAGTAAAAGAACTCGTAGATGCCGAAATGACTTTAAGAAAAGCCAAAAATCACTCAGCGGCTAACTGAATATCTTTATTTTGCATTAATTTAGACGCTTCTACACCTATGTTATATAAAGCATCTGTCATAGGTCCATCAGATGCTTTTTTACCTCTACCGGATAAAAAAACCTCTACTGGAATAGCTGTTTCTGGGTGAAAAGAGACGGTCACAGCCAAGCCTTCTCCTACGTCCGTGGTAATACACGGTCTTCTGTTTGGTAAATTTTTCATATATTTCTCCTCTGAATTAAACATTATATAAAATATTTTTTTTAATTCATAGTCTTGACTTTCACTTTTTTTTAAAAACATGCTATAATGCGGTATGGACCCTGTTACTATCTCGATCGCGATGGGAATCGCGACAAAATCTTTTGAGGCTATTAAAGCCGGATTCTCCGCTGCTCGTGATATTGAGCAAATGAGCGGAGACATCGGCCGTTGGATGGGAGCTGTTTCTGATATTGACAATGCTGAAAAACAAGCGAAAAATCCTCCCCTGTTTGGCAAATTGTTTAAAGCTGGATCGATTGAGGAAGCAGCTCTCGCTGCTTATGCAGCCAAGAAGAAACTTGAGGAACAAAGGTACGAACTCAAGATGTTTCTGAACTTGACCCACGGCCCGGGAGCTTACGAAGAGCTCCTAGCCATGGAAGGTCAAATAAGAAAACAACGCCAAGAGACTGTTTACAAGCAACAACAGCTACAAAGACAAATTGGAGAGGGTATTGTTTGGTTAGTTGTAGCTTCTATCGTAGGAGGTCTTGCTTTATTACTGGCTTCCGTCTGGTCTAAAAAAGCTTCGGCATATGAATATAAACCAAAGCAATACACCAAACAACAACTCAAGAATCAAGGTAAGGCTGACAAAATTAAATACACAACGTGTCGATTGACAAAAAGAATTACCTCTAAATCAGGTCAAATGGCTTGTATTTATCAAGGTGGAAACAAAACATATGAGCTGATGATCGAGTCGTGGTGCCCACGGCAATACAAATGTGTCTATAATCCGTGGCAAATCGAGCCCAACATAGACGATGTAGTCAATTCTTTAAACAATGCGGTAAAAAACAAATGAGTAAGTGTATTGGCGTTTGTAAATTAGATGAAAAAAAAGTTTGCATTGGTTGCAAGCGGACGATTGAAGAAATAAAACAAGCTTATAAGAGTAAATGACGGTATACAATTCAGATGATTATGTACTTGACATAGGAAACAGCTCGAAAAGTTCTGTGTATTATAAGAATATTTTATTATTTATAGGAGATAGCCGAATTGCTATACATTTTTTTTGTAAAAAATGCACCAATCCCGATTTACGGGCTAAATTAAAAAAATATAAATATATTAATATATGGGATTGACGATATAGGGTTTTTTTAGTAATGTCTAATAGCGCTCTGGAGAGATACTCAAGCAAACGATTCAATGTACTCCTATTCATTGAGGTTAAATTGCAAAAAACAAAGGCCCGTGAAGCTATCCTTCACGGGTTTTTTGTTAAATGAAGAGTCGATGGGCACGTTCTCGAGCTCGATTGAGAGATTATGTCAATCAATGTAAGATAGAACGTGGCTGTGAAAAGTGTGGCTATAATGCAAAACCCATAAATTTAGAATGGCATCACACGGCCCCCGAGTCAAAATACAAAAGTGTTGCACAAATTGTTAGTGAAGACAGAAATATAGATAAAATTAACGAAGAAATAGAAAAATGTATTTGTCTTTGTAAAGTTTGTCATGCAAAAATGGAAATGTGATTTTTTAAACTTGACATGGTATGCGATAAATCTTATTGATTATAAAAACAACTAATGACTTGGAGGTCACAATGACGAAAAAAACACAATGGCAATTAGATCATGAAGAAAAAGTTAAGCTTAGAAATAAAGGTATGAAGTCTTTGACAAGTGAACAAAGAGATGCTCTTGAAGAAACCCATAAAATTTTATGTGATGTTCTTCAAACCATACATGACATGGATGATTTGTGCTTATCAGACATAAGAAACCTAAGCAATGTTATGTGGAATCTCAAACATGAGTTTAATTTGAGGAGTTCTGAATAATGGAAAAAATTGAAGATTACGTTTATGATAGAGAATGTGAAGACTGTGGTGCTAAAACTTGTGCCGAAGTTGCTTTCTTTTTTGATGACAAAATATTTTGTGAGGACTGTTGTCCTGAAGAATATGGAGCTTAATATGAAAGATGATAGGCTTAATGATGTTCACGAACAATATAAAGTTCTCAGGCGTCTTCAATATTTTTACGAGTGGGAAGATAAACCTGAAGCAGCTCGTGTATACCAGCTTCAGGCCCTAGAAAAGAAAAAACTTTTAAATCAAGGTATTTTCTTTGAGCCTAACTTTTGAGGAAAAAATGAAAGAAGAAGATCCCATTGTAACACTTAGCCGTACCTTGAAGAAAGATCCACGGCTCATATATCTCTTTGAAGAAATTAAGCCTAGGGATGAAAAAACAACGATTAAAGTGTTACGATGGTGTCTTGCAAAAGTTTTGGCTCATGGTAAAGCTTTAAGGCGTAATCGTAAAAGACTTAAAGATGAACAAATCCACACACTCGTAAGGTGTCAGGAGATGGCTAAGAATATAGAATTACTTATAGATTATATAGAAACGGAGGAAATATAAATGAATGATTGGATTAAGATCGATGAAATGCCATTATGGGCTGAGGCTATATTAGAAATAGAAGCTCTAGTTAATGAAGAAGTCTCACGGCTCAAGAAAAAAGGCGATGAAGAAAATGTAGCTTTGTTAAGAAAAAGCCTAATTGTTATTAAAAGAGGATACTAATGAATAATTTAAAAAATGTAGATTGTTGTAGAGAATGCGGAGATGAACTTAGAAAAGTTAAACACGCTAGACAAAAACAAAATTTATGTCCCGAATGCAGAGGACTTAGACAGTCCACAAGCCAAGCCATCCGAAACGTAACCGAACAACTCCAAAAAAGAAATGCAAAGCTCGTCGATGACGATGATTGGTCAACACAAGACGATCCACGAGCCGTAGCTGAAAAAGATTATGGACGGGTTAATCGTGTATCAAATGCAGCTCCTAGAGAAACAACTCTCAGCGAACTCTTTTAATGGCCGAACTCATATGCAACCTACCAGCACAAAAAGTATTCGTGCGGAAAGAATATCTCCGTGATCTGAAAGATGGTCACGGCGAATTTGTCGAAGGCGTTTGGATATCAGCTAAATCTATTCCCGGAAGAGCCTTTTATTTCGAGACATTTCTACCTCAATATGGGGCTTTGTTCGATAAACTACCCATTAGTGCTTTCGTTTCACGGCCCACGGCTCCCGAGCCTGATATGACACTCAATAATCTTCAGTTCTGGAATTGTATGGATTACGGCGTTACAGCTATCTGTAAGCAATTTATAGGGTCAATGGACTTTGAAGTCCTAACAAGAGACTACGGCGTACAAAAAGGTACTTATATCGCTACCCTAGATAACTATCACATAGATGTTAACACAATAGATTATAGTACAGCTGAAACACCTGATGAGCATAAATCTTTTAATCTGCTTCAGCTCAATAATGGGCAGTTCTGTTTGTATCCTAATAATCGGATGAGAGTTTATGACAATAGTCTCACGCCCCACGAGCCAAAGATGCCTGATTTTAAAGTTAGTACTATTGAGTATCAGGTTGAGAATGGAAACAATACGAGACTCGGAGATACTGACGAATACTTCTGGAAAACGAAACAAGAAAAATAGTTACATTTATTACTTTCCTTTATATATAGAGCTGAAAATAAAAAAAATATTTTTTACTAAAAATAGGTGTAACAGGTGTAAAATATGTAACACATACCTGTAACCCTTAGTATATAAGGGTTTTAGTGTTACATATTTTGTTACATATTTAATTTTAAAAATGTAACATTACAGTATTAGATCGATTTTGGCCTTACTAAGGCCGAAAAAGTTTTTTGCAAAAAAATATTTTCTGGTATATATATAAAGGATGAATAATTTAAAGCCTTTGAAAAAAGGTCGTGGAAGACCAAAAGCCGACCTACATAGTAAGCTCACTAGAAAGCAAGAGAAGTTTGTAAAAGAACTTGTTTCTAATGATGGAATGATAACTTTGAGAGAGGCCGCAATCAATGCGGGCTATCCAGCTTCCTCAGCTCATACTAGAGCTTATGAAATGACTAACCCTGAAATATGCCCTCATATATGCCGAGCTATTCAAGCTTATAGAGATGAGCTAGATGAAAAGTATGGTATTAATTTTAAAAGACATCTACGAGACTTACAAAGAATAAGAGATTTGGCTATAGAGAATGGAGCATACTCAGCCGCAGTTCAGGCAGAGTATAGACGAGGTCAAGCTAATGGTAATATCTATATAAACAAATCTGAAATCCGTCATGGAACGATAGATAGTATGTCTAAAGAAGAAGTTCTTAAAGCTTTGAAGGAACTCAAACAAAATGAACCGAAATACGCTAAAGACGTTATTGAACACGAGGAAGAGAAGCCCAACAAAAAAAGAATCGGGACTGTACGAGCAGTTAAAGAGAGCGTCTCTTCTTTACAATAAACCTATCCGACTTAGTAGAATAGAAAACTGGATGACTTTAGGTCTTCCTGATTTACTTATTTGTGACCACAATCATAAATTTCATTTTGTAGAATTGAAATATGTAAAATTTAATGCTGTAAATTTAAGCCCTCAACAAATTAGTTGGATAACTTTACATAAAGAAGCTTCGGTTTGGATTTTGGTTAAAAGCCTTAAAGGTCTTCATTTATATAAGGCTGATCAAGCTATACAGTTAAAAGAACACGGGATAAAATTAGAGCCATATTACTTTTGTCCTGAGCCTTTTGATTGGAATAAAACTTTTGACTTGATTTTATAGAATAAATCGCATATCGTTATTTTAATTTAAACAAATAGCTTGGAGGCTAGATATGACTAATAAA